CTGGGGGTGGAATGAAAAAGTTGAGCCTAAAAGATATTCCAGTAAAAGACGTACTACTTCAACAACAAAGATGGACAGAAAATAATGAAAAGTGTGGATGGCCTTATTATGCTGACAGCCCTGATTATGTTAAAGATTTTCCATTTACTTATGAAGCTTTCCCTCAATGGCCTGAGAAGTTAGTTTTTAAAAAAATGGAGAAGCTATCAGATGAGGGCTATCTGGAATATGGAGTGTCTTTAAGAACTGCTTGGCTAACTGAAAAGGGGAAGAAATATCTAAAGGATGTAGAATGAGATTTTTACCAAAAACAACCTGTGAGAAGCTCGTGAAGATAGGCTGTAAGACTGAAAACAAGTTTTTTCATGAATCAATTGGGATAAGTCATTTATTACTTATGAAAGGGATGCCTCATAATAAGACTGGCGAATGGCTTTATTGGGGAGTTGGAAGAATCCCAGCCTTCACCCTCGAAGACTTCGTCTCTACGGATGAGTATGCGAAGGAGAATTGTAGGAAGATTTGGCCAGATAAAAGTGAGGATGGCAAATTTTCTTTTAAGTACAAAATGAATACACCAAAAGGAGAATGGGTCAGTCATTCAGAGTTTTTTAGGCAGGAAATTATTAAGTCTAAAGACTGGGTCGAGTTCATTTCTGAGGCGGTGGAGGAGAGAAGTAAAACACTATGACTCCAAAAGAAAACGTATTAAGATGTTTATATACTTTAAAAAAAATTGAATGTGGGGAAATGCGCCCCAAATTTTTAGGGCAGGCAACGTTAACACACATTGCTAATACTTTTTTAGAGGTTAATATTAATGACATTTATTGTGGGCACGCAGTTTATACATGTAAAAATTGGTATTTTGTTGTTTTTATTAGCTGTGATGGTTGGGGGTATTTAAAATCTTTTACAACACCAGAAGGGAAAACAGTTGATTTCCCTTTTGGTTATGATGGGGAGAAATATGAAGAGCTAGAAGAAGAGGTGGAACTTATAAATTATTCCCCGCCAGTGCATGTTATTAAAAAAATATGGGGTATTGGAGATTATAAGAGTGGTTTAAAGGTTGATAAGAAAAAGAAAAGCTGGAAAGATATTTTGTGTTTTTGGAAGAAATTTTAAGGAGTCAAAGAATGACTTGGGAAGTTGGCAAAACTTATAAGACTAAAGGTGGGTGGCATGCTTTTATTTCAAAAAAAATGCACTTGCTTGAAAATTGCTTTGTTGCAGGATATGAAGGCCATTTTGTTAAAAGGGAAATTGTCTTAGAAAGTAAAACTAAAGATAAAATAACGTATACTGCAAGGCATTATTCTAGGAATGGGGCAGTTACTTTAGACCCCGCAATGAAATGTGTGTTTAATAAATTTTTTATTCATAACGAAGAAGGGGAATTGATATTTGATTATAAAAATGAATTGCCGCCTGTGATTGATTTACCTTGGGATTTAACGGAAGAGGAAGTGGAAGATTGTGAAAAAAAATAAAAAACTAAATAATGAATTTATAATCGATGAGTTTATAGATCGTGTTTTCTTGTTTTTAAACTGGTACGATGAATATATTTTGCGCCACGGCTTTTTAAAGAAAAATAAAAACTTGATTATTAAGAAGTTGAGCCGCAAGATAAGGGATGATGTAGCCTCGCTTTATGGAGCTGTTTTGAGGGATTTTTTTAGCGAAATTTAATTTTAAAAATGATAATTGAAAACCTTGAAAAGTATACTCCACGGCAACTTGAAGAAGAGCTTTTAAAGCTTTGCTATCAAACGAATGCCGCCGAACAAAATAAAATCAGATTAGAAAACAAATATCTTTCATTAAAAAATATCAAAGAAGAAAAACTAGCAGAGCTATGTCTGGGCATTGAGGGCAAGAGTCAGACTGAAAAAGCAAGACTCGCTTTAGGCACTTATTCTTGGAAAGAGTTTAAAGAAAGCCTTATAAATTCAGAGCTTGACTTTAATCTTTCAAATCTGGATTTTAAGACTAAGGCCAGGGAATGGGAGACGTGCCGAAGTATTATGTCTTCGAGAAATTCTGAGAGAAGGAGTGGAGCCTAGATGAAAAAGAAGCTTCCACATTTTAAGAACGATAAAGAAATGATTAAGTTTACGGACAAAAATGATCTTGGGGATTATTTGGAGGCGAAGGATTTAAAGCCCATTTTTTCAGCTTCTGTTGTAGCTCGAATGGCAATTCAGAAACCTGATCTAAAAATTAAAGAGGCGAAGGATTTAAAGCCTGTGAAATTTAACCTCGTTGAGATTTTTGAATGGGAGCGCTCTGGATTATTTAGGCATGCGGGAGCGACCAAGACAGGTTCTAGATTTATTAAAAAATTAGAAAGGAGTCACCAATGAAAAAGAAATGTAAATCAAAAGGTAAAAAAGGGTATAAATAGTTTTATGGGGCTGGTCGGGTGGTAAGACACCGGATAATAGCTTGATCAAACTATGTGGTAACCCCACTGGATAATATAGCTTGATTAGGTCATGTTGCTTCCTCAGTCGCAAGCTAAGAGGATCAGTAACCAATCTGAACCAGCCCCTCCAATTTTCGTGAATTCAACATTGAGGGGTTTATAAGAATGTCATCTATCAAACAAATTTTAAAATTTCCAAAAAAGACTAATAAATCTAAAAGAAAGAAAGAGTTTGAAAAAAAGCTTAAAGAATATGCTAAAATTCTCAAAGATGATTTTGACTGGGATTATGGCTATATAATTAAGCTTCTTCTTTATAAGCTAAAAAGAACCCGAGAATGTCTTGTGAGAAATAATGTTGGGCCTGATACTCCAAAAATAGAGGAGCAAATTAAAGAGGTTGAGTTTCTTTTGAGTAGATTTATGGAAGATGACTATGACCAGTGCTTAGACGACTTTCATGAAAAGTATGGTGAATTACAAATGATCCCGGGCGAAAAAGTAAAAGGTGGAGTTATAGTTGCAACAGTATTTGAAAAAGAGACTCCAGAAAATAGAGATGAAATTCATTCTCTATATAGAGAATTAAGGGACAAGGCTGAACAAATGAAACAAGATGATTTAACAAAAGCCTTTAACCTTTTAGGAAAAAATATTCAAAACTGGTGGGACTAAATAAATTTTGAGGGGTAGGTGACCATGAATACTCAAACTTCAGAAGTTATCAAGGGTCGAAAAAATATTGCCAAATTCCTAGGGTGGTCTTGGCACACAATAGAAAAATGGAAAAGGCAGGGACTCCCGCTTTATAAAAGTGCGCAATGCAGGCAAGGCTCTGTTTTTATTTATAAAAATCAATCCAGGGATTGGATTGAAAACAAGTTAAAAGCTATGGGCTAGCCAAGGCATTCCCGTCAATAATTTTGCCCCTTGGCAACGAGGTTCTTTTTGACTCGTAGTCGAGCTTCTCCTTAATTATTTTAAAAAATATTTTTGTATCAAGCGCCCCCCATGATTCTGTTTGCATAAAACCCTTGTTTATAAACATACTTTGCCTCGCAAGTGTTAAAAAAGCCAGCCCCGCCCAGGCCAAATGGGCGGGGTGTTTAAGATTATTTTTATGTCAAAAAGAGAAAGAGGCCGGCCCTCAAAATACGATCCAAAAATGCTCCCGATAGTTGAAAAAATGATGAGCGAGGGGGCCTCTAAAGTAGAAGTCTGTGCAGAATTAGGCATAAGTTACGAAACTTTAACTGAGTGGTGTGATCTGCAAGGGGCTTATTTTAATAGAGATTTTTCTGAATCCATAAAAAGAGGCGAGAGGTTATCTGAAGCATGGTGGGAAAAACACGGGAGATACCAGCTAGAGAATCCAAAATTTAACGCGACACTTTGGTATATGAATATGAAAAATCGGTTCGGGTGGAGGGATAGGCAAGAAGTGGATGCAAAAGTTGACGGGAAAATAAACGTAGTATGCAACATCCCTTTAAGTTTTGAAAAAGAAGAATCTCTTTGATCTTTGACAATTATGGCCGAGGCCCTTCAAACTTTTGAAGAATACAAACCAACGCCTCGGCAGTTAAAAGCCCACACGGCCCCTCAGAGGTACAAGCTTTATGGTGGGGCTATGGGGGGCGGCAAATCAGTTTGGCTTTGTGCTGAAGTGATTCGGCTATGTTTAATGTACCCAGGGAATGTAATCTTGTTGGCTCGTTTTACTCAAAAAGACTTAAAAAAAACGACATTGCCAATTTTATTGCAGTTACTCCCCAGGCAGATTGTCAGAAACTATAATAAATCAGATGGCCTTATTGACTTAGTCAATGGCTCTCAAATTATCCTAGGGGACTTAGAAAACCCAGAGAAGCATAAATCTCTTAACCTTGGGGCCTTTGGTATAGATGAGGCTACAGAATGCCCAGAAGACGTGTTTTTGATGCTTAAAACACGGTTAAGGCGCAACTTGCCGAACATAAAATATTTTGGCTTGTTAGCGACAAACCCTGAGCCTGGGTGGGTAAAAGATAAGTTTTTAATAATGCCAATGCCTGACAGTCTTTATATTCCGGCGTTGCCTACAGATAACCCACATTTGCCAGAAAACTATGTGGAGGATTTAAAAAGGGATTTACCGGCAGTTTGGCAGAGTAAATATATTTACGGTTCGTGGGATGTTTTTGACTCCCAGATTATTAAGCCTGAGTGGATTAAGCCAAGCGATAAAGACATTGAAGAAATAGATTTTGCCTATAAAGTCATAAGTGTTGACCCCGCAATTACGGAAGATGACATGACAAATGCTTGTGAGACAGCGATCACAACTTTTGGGGTTGAGTATGATACAAATTTTTTACATGAGATTGAGACAGTGTCTGGGCTTTGGAGCTTTGACGAGACAATAAACAATATTAAGTCAGCTTGCTTGAGGCACAAACCAGATATGGTTGGGATTGAAGAGGTAGCGTTTAGTGCGGCATTTAGGCAGCACTTAGAGAGAGACAAAGCGTTTAAGTGGCGTCTAAACGCATTTAAAGCTGACAAGGATAAAGTAAGGCGAACATTATCGGTAAGTAGGTTGTTTGAGATTGGGATGGTTAAGATAAACGACCCAAAAACTCAAAGGCAGTTGATAGACTTCCCAAATGGGAGATTAGCAGACAGAGTTGACGCAGTTGTTTATGCTCTTAGGGAGCTGAGAGATTATGCGAAAGAATCTTATATTAAACCAGTAGATAAGTACAAAGACCTAAACAAAGAGACGAAGGAATTTTTTAAAGAAAGAGACGCAATTTTGCAAAAGGTTAAATATCAGAATGAGAATTCTGAGCTTGATATGTATAACTTTTGAGGGGTTCTGAAAGGAAAAAACAAATGGCATTAACAGTAACAATTACAGGAAGAATCGGAGGGACAAACAAAAACCAAGTTCATGGTACGTTTGCTTTTGACGCTTCTTACCCTACGGACGGTGAGGCTTTTACAGCGAACCAATGCGGTATGAGCCGAATTGATCAGATTTTTATTTTACCCTACAACGGCTATACCTTTAACGCTGTTGATGTTGGTACAACCCCAGGGGAGAGCTTTAAAGCGAAGGCTTATGGCTCTACGGTGGGGACTGAAGTGACGGACACTACCGACTTGTCATCTTTGACACTTGTGCCTTGGATGGCGATTGGTAACTAAACAACAACTATTTGAGGGGTTTTTTAATTATGGCATTTTCAAAAGTACTACTTGATCGTCAGGCTTTACCTGGCGGACGAATTAAAGAAGTGTATTCATGGGATGGAACAGGTGTGACAACTAGCGGAAACATTGCGCCTGATACAGCGGATGATAAAAACCTTGGGGTGATTGACATTATTGATAATGTTTCGGTGTCGGACGATACTTCTACGAATGCTGCTAAATGGGAATATACAAGTTCGGCCAGACAGGGGGTCACGCTGACATTCACCTCAGGTGACGTTGGCCATTTGATTATTGAGGGGAAATCAAAAGGAATTGTTGCATGATCTGCTTGCCTGGCAAGTGCATTAAATGCGGGGGTGTTATTTCTACACAAGGAGTAATAACCCCCAAGTTTAATGAGGTAGAGATCGAGCTAGAGAATAAAAAAAGAATATGTGTGGGGCTATGCGTGGATTGTGATTTGACACAAGAAGAATGTAACGAAGCGGTGGCGGCTGTTTACAAGTCAGTGAAAAGAGACAAAGAGCCTGCAAAAGCTGTGGGTATTGCGAAGAGGCACACGTTTAAAGACATCATCTTAGAGCTACAGGGGAATTGTTGTCCGTCCTGTAAAAAAGAGATTGGTGATAATTATATTTTAACACGTGGGGCTGGGAATAGACCTGTGATTATGCATGAAAGGTGCTCGAAATGAAAAATAAAACTGAAATTGTAATAAGAGAAATTGGCAACGGGTATATTGTCCGTGTTCATTGTTATGATGAGCTTACTAATGCAGGCGAAGTAGTCGAATATTGCGCAAAGGATTTAAAAGAAATTAATGCTTATTTGGAACAGTATCTTTCAAAATGAAACAAGATTACCAACACACATTTTTAGAGTTCCTGATTGCCGAGAACAAGGAGCTAAAAGCTTTTATTAAGAGCGTTGTTGAGAAGAGTTTGAATATTGATAAGCCTGTGATCTCTGGTGGTCTTATGCCTTCTATAGCTGATGCTGGCCACCCGTGGAGCCCGAATATTACACCTGAAGTTACACAAGCTTTTCGACAGCATTACGGCTTAGGTGAATATGGAGTAGGGGCGCAAAAGCCAGTGAGCAAATCAGCAATCGACATCGCTAAAGAAAGAATTGAAAAAATACCGGCAGAAACACCGGAAGAGAAAGCAGAAAAAGAGCAAGCACTGAAAGAAATGAATAATATTTTTGGTTTGGATTAACATATTGAGGGGTTCGTATGTTTGTCAGCAACTTTAGACTTAGAAAAAATTGATTCTCTCTCTTTAGAGAATGAGACACACTTGAAAGAGCTTGCAAGCCTCATTGTTGGGGTTTGTAATGAGAATCAATCTTATTTTTCAGCCCTAGCCAGGGATTGGGAGTATTGCATCCGCTTTTATCAGGGCGATCAATATCTCACTTACAATGATGTCACTGGCCGATGGCAAAGTGCGCCTTCAAATAAGTACCTTGATGCTGTCCCTCGTCGGGTCAATAACTACATACAGCCAAACCTTGACGCTTTAGTTGCCCTTTTTACAAAGGGGAAACCAAACTGCGATATTCCTGCAAATTCAACAGATGTGACAGACAGAGACGCCGCAAAGCTTGCGGGAGTTTTGCAAGATGCAAAGTGGGAATTGGACGAGGAGCAAGAAAAGTTAATCAAAGCACTTTTTATTTCTTCAATATGCGGGACAGTTTTTAGAAAAGACTCTTGGAACCCTTCGATCGGGCCTAAAATTCAAGTCAAAGATGAAGCTACAGGGCAGATGGTTGAGAATACGGCTGGTGACAATGAGGTTTCAATTATCGACCCTTTTAGAATGCTTTTTGATGTTCAAGACGAGACTTGGTTTATTGAGTCTTCTTTAAAGCCTCTTTGGTGGGTAAGATTAAACTATGATCAAACTGGAAATGGTTTCACTGGGCTTGCAAAAACCGTCAAAGAACAAAAACATTTAACAACCATGCTTGACCTTCAGGTTGGGTTAAAAACCTTCACTGGCAAGCAGGTAATTCGCGAGAGTGATGATCTTAAAGGCATGGTTCGATTTGATGAGTGTTATATTCAGCCGACTAAGAACCACCCTGAAGGGATTATGATCATCTTGGCTGGTGGAGTTCCTGTTTTTGCTTCTGCATCTCCTTATTGGGATCATGCTTCTAGGTATCCTTTTTGGCATCCTTACACCCCTTACAAATGGAAAGAGCTTTATTTCAGGTCTCATGGACAGGGGGCTGTTTCTGGGATGATTCCTTACCAAAGGGCTATTAATGCGATTGAGAATTTTATTGCCTTAAATATTGCCGTCAACGTTTCACCGATTTGGACAAGCCCGATAGGGTGCGGGGTTGAGGCCGATCATATTTTAGGAAAACCAGGGCTAGTTTTGAAATATAACCCTGTAGGAGCTGGTGGGGCAGGGCCTCAAAGAATGCCAGGATCTGGGTTGCCAAGCGATGTGTTTAACTATCTGGGCACCTTAAAACAAGACTTGCAAATGTTTGTTAAGATGAATGACGTTTTACGAGGTATCCAGCCCAAGGGAGTAGGTACAGCGGCACAACTGCAAATGTTATTAGAGCAATCTTTTTCTACGTTTGGCCCTGACATTCAACGGCTCGACAAGTTTATTGAAAAAGGCCAAACTAAAAAGCTTTTGTTGATTCAACGGTTTTATAAACAATATCGACCTGACCTTGTCTCACAACTTAAAGCTATCAATAAAGACAACCTAGATGTTGAAATCAGGAACTTCTTGGGTGCTGACCTTCATGACAATGTGAATGTACGAATTGAGGCAGGGTCTACACTCCCACGTTTAAAAGCGTTTCAAACTCAAAACTATAAAGAGTTGGCTCAAATGGGGATGTTTGGCCCGATTGACCCCATGACTAACCCTGTTGGGAATGCTGAATTTTTGGAAGAAATGGGAGTCACAAAGTTTGCAACCCAAAGCAACACGGATGTGAAGAGAGCAAACTGGGTTAATAGCGTTTTAAAAGAGATTAGTGAGCAAATCAGCTCAGGGCAACAACCAACCACACAATATCCGCAATTCCAGCCTTGGGAATTAAACCCGCAAGTTTTGATGATTCACGAAAAAGTTTTAACAGATTTTATGAAGTCGCCGTCTTTTAATGATCAGTCTGGTGTTTTTATGCAGAGATACAACGAAATCCAGCAAATTAAAGGAATGTTAGCGGCACAAGCTCAACCGCCCCCGCCTCTACAGGGTGGGCCGTCTCCCCAAGAATTAACCCCTCAAGGGCAAGGACTCCCTCCTGTAGAGACTGGGGCGGTTGGGTAAAAGTTTTTAAATAATCCTGACGCCGCTCCCGACATTGTTTCGGGAGCTGGCTATGGATAAACAGCCACTCATGGCGTATAAATGAGAAGGAGAAAAAGTATGGACGCTAATCAAACAATGGGAGGGGCCACCATGACAGAGTCGTCACCTGTCCAAGGCCAACAAAACAACGGGAATGATTTTGGGGCTCAAAATCCTGAACAGTCTGCGGAGACGTTAAACACCGAGCCAGGATTAGACCAAACCCAAAAACAGCCTGTGCCTTATGATCGGTTTCAAGAAGTGATTCAGGAAAGGAACCAGATCAAGAACCATATCGGCTTATTGCAGAATGAATATGAGACCTTAAAACAAAGCCTTGCGGAAGTGAGACAATTTGAAGAGGTTTTAAATAATAACCCTCAGTTGTTCGACGCTATCAAGGAGGCTGTGGCTCAACATAATGCAAACGGCGGGCAGAAGCTTGATCAAGTTTTAAACCCTTTGATGAAAAAGGTTGAGACTCTTGATTCTCAGTTCACAAAGCTGAACGAAAATCAATACCGGACACAATTCGCTCAGATGATAGCTCAAGATAAGGAAATTTCTTCTTTTTCAAAAGAGATGGAGGCCCTTGTCTATAATATCATGTCGAATATTCCTGGTGTTGTGAATCAGTACAATCCTGAATTGCTTCAAAGAGCCTATAAAGAGGCAAGAACTTTTGTGGATAATATCCGCAAAAATTCAAATGCGGCCTATTCAAACCCAGCAAATAAACCGCCTGTAGTTCCCCCGTCTGGTGGGAGCAACGGGGTTGCCCCTGGGAAAAATTCTCTGCTTGGAAGCAGAGAGGCTAGGGTTGCGGCTTTATCGCGAGGTTTGGGTACATTGTTTAATTAATTGAGGGGTTTTTTATGAAATGGATACAGTATCAACGATAACTGGGAGACTTAAAGAGGTTTACTCCCCCGATGAAGTCAAAAACCTCTGGGTGAAAGGTGATGATACCATCGGCAAAATTAAAGAGGCTAACGAGGCCTTTGATGGTGAATCATGGGTGCTTAACCACGGCACAAAAACCAATGAGCGAGGTATTGGTGTAAACAACGAACAGTCTTCTTTGAGAGAAACTGGCTCGGCTGAATCAATCAAGCCTAAAGTTTACCCTAAATATTTCTATGCTCGTGGTAAAATGTCGGGGCCTGCACTTGAAAAAGGAAAAAAAGGCAAAGACGCTTCTTTTGTAGGGTCATTGATGGTGGACACCATTGATACTCTGTTTGAAAGAGGTAAAAAAGAACTGAACTGCCAGTTTTTCCGTGGTGGGACTGGTATTATTGCAAAAGTGAATGGTGCTGTATCAGCCGATACAACTATCGCTTTTGACAATGGCCATTCTTCTCACCTTCGTGTGGGGATGTTCATTGACATCTATAACGGTTCTACAAAGCAGGCCGATTCCGTTGAAATTGTTGACGTTGACCCTATCAATCTCACGATTGAAGTCGGTACAGCAGTAACAGTTTCGGATAATGCCAATATTTACCGTGAAGATGTCTATTCAGCTTCCACCAACCCTGAGCTTGCGGGACTTCCCCAAGGTTCGGACGATGGAACTGACTTTGCTACATTCCAGAATATCACCGTTGCAAGTTATCCCCTTTACAAAGGTATCGTTTACGATGCTGGCGGGTCTAACTTTGCTTTGGATATGCTCTTGAGAATGGATCAAAGAACCAGAACACGTGGCGGAAATAAATCAAAAGTGCTGGTTTCTAACGAAGCTCAACAGCGTAAGTATGTTGATCTTGTTGTGCCTCATATTGAGTACAAACAAGGTCAGGATGATTACGGTATCGGTTTTGACACTGTCCCCAAAGTTATGGGTAAAACATGGTTAACTGATATTGATTGTCCAGAAGGCGAAATGTACGGAATGAACTGGGACGCTTTACGCCTGGGGACTCTCCGTCCTTATTCTCTTGATTTAAGAGGTGGGGACAAGCTGAGGGACCTGGAAGACGTGGACGCCTACGAATTCCGTCATACATTTTACGGCAACCTGATTTATCGGGATCGCCGTGATTTTTGGCGCATTGAAAACTTAGCGGTACCTTCTAGGTAATCCGTCGGGGGGAGGAAAGACCTCCCCCCACTTTTTTGAGGGGTTTTGAGTGATACAACCAGAGATACCAAAAGGATTTTTAAAAGATTTAAGGCTAGTCAGAACCGACATTTTCCCTATTTGGAATAAAACAACAGAGCGGTTTGAAATTTGGCATAAAGACAGAAGAACCGCTTTAAATAGAGTGGTGATGGTAGTAGAAAATGACGATGGGTCTTATAGGCCTTTGGATTATAGGACTATTTTATTCTTGTCAAACAATGTAGCTTGGTCTTTGATGGATAGATACCCGAGGCCGAAAGAAATGGCCGATTGGTATTTTGGGAAAAAACATGATGAATACCAAAAACAGGTAAGAAAAAGAAAAGACTATTTAAAGAGAAAAATAAAAGATGAAGAAAAACTATGGGCTGAAGCGATAGATTTGGCAAGAAAAGGAATTTTTGATCTGCCAGATAAAAAGGAAAAGAAAGTTTTTATATACTACAACTCACAAGACAGAGGAGAACAAACAAATGAAGAAAAAAGTCGTCCAATTTTACAACCCGACGGGCTACCTTATCGAGGGGAAAGCTTACGGTGAACCATATACTTTTGAGCCTTTTACAGAAGAGACCGTCTGGGATTCTACACATTGGAAATTTTTGACCCAGAAATACGCCTACAAAGGTCTTGTGATGCTCGATTATGAAGATGCTATGAATCGGGAAGCTTATAAAAAATTCCCAGAACCTAGCCGAGAAGATGAACGGGAAGAACTCATTAAAAAGTTAAAGGCAGACGATTCTTTTAAAGAAAAATTCAAAAAGGATCAATCTCTCAGGGGGTTAAAAAACCTTTACGATTACATTTCATCACTGTACTCTAGCGAATTAACTATTGAAGCTGATATTCAAAAAGATAAAAGAAAAGCTCAGGCTGAAATCTTGATGTTAAAGAGTGAAAAATTTTCAAACCAGCTTGAGGAAATTAAAGGCTGGATTAGTGAGCTTGAAAAAAAAGATAGTAAAAAAAATAAATAAAACAATTAGGGGTTATTGTTTGAAACTTGCAACTTCAAACGTTCAGGGAACGGATACAAACTAGGTTAGAAGATAGTAGCGGAACTTTTTGGAGTTCTGACGAAATTGACTCCTATATCAACACAGCCATTGCCTACTATTGGGATTGGCTATTGCTCGCCCGTCATACTGCGTGTTTAACTTCTGTTAACAGAGATATTGTTTCCGGCACAGATACGATTGCCTTGCCTGCCGATTTTTACGACATTCGTTTAGTTGAGTACGTTAAAAACGGGATTTATAAACCCATCGAAGAATACGAACGTCACTCAGAAAATAATTACACTTCAAACGCCAGCTCTGACATTTACAACTCTATTGCGAGATATACCTACCGCAGACAAGGGTCTAACCTTATTCTTGAGCCTATCCCAAACGAGAATCTAACCAATGGGATTAAAATCACTTATTTTAAATCTTATCCGGCGGAATTGTCAGACGATACAGATGAGCCGGAAAGCGGTTTGTACAACAATCTCATTATTGAAAAATCTATAGAGATGGCGAAGGCGAAAGAGGAAACTCTTGGGGGATCGGAAGACCCAAACACGGCTTTGCTTCTTCAGTTAGAAAACATTTTTAAACAAAAAATTGGATTAATCAAGGCGGCTACACGTCAAAGTGCAGAGCCTTATTATTTGGATGGATTATTTTGAGGGGTTTTAAATTATGTCACAATCTTCTCTTGTAAATAAACATAACGAGTCGTTGATTTTATCAACAGATGTCGTCACCCAATATGCTCAGGTAGTGTGCAACCCAGACGGATCAAATGTCGGGGCAAGCGTTACTGTAACGGCGGACACGGAATTTTCGGCGGCGGCTGCACTTAGCGATAATTTTGCCAACCCGACAACAACCAGCGTGTTTGCATTGGGTGGTGTTTGGGATGGTGCGACTTGGGATCGGGCCCCTGGGAATTCTGCCGATGGGTTATTGGTTAATTTGGGAGCTAATAATGACGTGACTGTCACAGGAAACGTAGCTCATGACGCGGCTGATTCTGGGAATCCAACTAAAATTGGCGGGCGTGCAGTTGACCCAACTTCTTTGCCAAGCGCAGTAGCAGCAAATGATCGATCTGATATTTATACGTCTCTTCAAGGTGAAGTTTTAGTTTACAATACAAGATTAAATTCTGGGGAAGATCAGACGAATATAGTTCAGGGGGTTATTGAAAAACCTTTGGCTGTTTCGACTTATTCCCCAGATCAAGATACTTCAGCCGCGGCTGAAGCTTCTTCTGTAACAAAAGCAAGTGCCGGAAATCTTTATAATGTTGTTGCGACTAATTCAAGTGGATCGGCAAGATATTGGCAAATGTTCAATTCAACTACTGTCCCCGCAGATACAACCGTACCGGTATTTTCTATTTATGTCGCGGCTGGCGGCTCAATTGAGCTTGGGTGGAAACGCGGGAAATATTTTTCAACCGGTATGTCATGGTGTTGGTCTTTAACTGCCGCCACTAAAACAATTTCATCAACTGACGGTATTGCAACCGTTGATTACAAATAAGGAGTAAAAATATGGGTTCATATTTTCCATCAATAATTTCTTTAAAACTTCCGAATTATTTTTCTGTCACAGCCGATTTTACTTCTGCGACTTGGAACACAGTTGCAAAACATGAAATCGCCACTGTTACTGGCTTGGTGCACATGTTTATAATCCCAGAGGTAACCAGTACATTAACAGATACCGCGGACGGGGCCTCTATGCAGTTTGGCGATGAAGTTAATACAAGTTCGTTAATAGGCCCAACTCAATGCGCTGGGGGAGGTGGAAAGACGCTATCAACCGGAGAGCTTTGGTTTGATAATAGCGCTTCAAACGTGGCGACAAAAAACCAAACTTTTAGCAATTTGGATTTTATTGTATCTACTGCTGATATTGGTTACGAAATCACTGGGGCCGCTCTAACCGGAGGGAATATTATTTTTCATTGTTATTGGGAACCTGTAGGAAATAACGCTGGAGTAGTAGCCCCAGGGACAGGTGGGACACTTTAAAAATTAAGAAAGGAACTTATTATGGCAAAGTATTATATTGAACCACATTCAACTGATTATCCCCATGCTCAATGGGCTGGGAAATCATCTTTTTATGTTAATTTTAAGGCTGAAGATGGGTCAGAATCAGGCCTTCATTATTACGAGGTAGAATCTCAAGATTCTAAAGAAATAGTAAAAATTTTAGAATCGGTGGCAAATGATTTTGAGACAAACGTTGCCTCAGGATCGGCAAAAACAGATGACACAAAAACTGAAGCAGAAATTTCAGGGTTAACAACTGGCTCTGATGTTGAGGTAGAAAAGTAATGGCAAGAACAGCTATAACATCTGGCAGGACTGCGATTACTTCCGCTCGCACGGTTATTTCTAGTGCTCGAACGGCTATAAGTGCTTTTAAAGTTCCTATTGATTTAGTCGATATGGGAATTACAAATTTATGGGATTTTCGCACTGGGAAACTTGGCAGCAATAACAGTTCGGTGGCCGATTTAATTGGGAATGCAAACCTAAGTTGGAGGGGGACTAGTGCTTTATCTTCAGTCTATACTTCTGGCGAATATTCGGCAGATTTGGAAAGAAGCAACAATGATCATTTTGCAAGCAACCCTCTGACTTTAAATAATGGGACAACGCAACTTTCATTCTTTGCGTGGTTTAAGGCTGAATCAATTACGACTCTTAGGCATTTTTTAACACATTGGGATACAGTAGGGAACCAGAGAGGGTTTAATTCAAGATTAAACGCTACCGACCAGATGGAAATGAATATATCGGTTAATGGAACTTCTCAGTCAACTTACACAACAACAGAAACTTTAACTGACACAACAAACTGGCATTTTATTTTATTTTCTTATGACACAGTAAGCCGAGGCCAAATTTTTTTGGATAATGTAGCCCAGACAACAACTTTGACTGCAGGATCACACCCAGCTTCTATTTTTTCTGGGAATGTCCCTGTTTTAATAGGGGCCAATTTACCATCAGCCCCAGCGAATTTCTTTGATGGGAAAATAGGTATTTGTGGGATTGCCAGATCAACAGCTCTAAGCTCAACGCAACGTGACCGTTTATACGAGGTAACAAGAAGGTGGATGGGAGTTTAAATTATTTGAGGGGTTAATATGTCCATTGTCTCAAACCATACAATTAGATTTTAGGGAGCTAAGAGGTGTTAAAACCCAGAAAAAGATCGACGGGATGGATCGTGGAGACGCTTATTTTTGCGTTGGGGGCTTATTCACCAAAGATAGTTCTTTTATTAAACGCAAAGGTGGGGAAAAATATAATACTACCTCCCTTGGTGATAGCGGCACAGGCTTGTATGATTACCGTTATAATGGCGGGGCCTCAAGTAAACTATTAGCTTCTGCGGGCACAACACTTAATGCCGTTACTACCTCAACAATCACTGCAATTAAAACAGGGCTAACTGACGGGGCGTTTTTAGATTTTGAAACTTACAAAGATTATTGTTTTTTCTGTAATGGAAATGAAGCTCTTTTTAAATACAACGGGACTACTGTTACAAATGCTGGGATAACAAGGCCAGCAACAAGCCCAACTGGGGCCTCGGCGGGAGGTGGGAGTTTACCAGTTGGAGATTATTTAGTTGGAGTTACGTTTGTAAACGATTCAGACCCTGATAATATTATTGAAAGCAATGATTGTGATGAAATAACCGTCACTGTAGCTGGGAGCGCTATTTCTTTAACCAATATCCCTGTTTCTTCAGACCCGCAAGTCACCAAACGATATATTTATGTAAGCGATGCAGGCCAGCCAGAACTTTATTATAATTCTGTCATAAACGATAATTCAACTACAACTTTAACGATTACAGATGAATCAACCGGTGCTTTGCTTGAGTATGATCACGATACTCCCCCAGATGGGTTGGGTGGGATTGAACTTTTTAAAGATTGTTTATGGGGATTTAAAGGAAATACAGTTTATTTCACAAAAGCTTTTTTCCCTTGGTATTGGCCACAAGGAGGTTTGCAGGGGGAACTCGATGACGAAGACTTAGATTTTAGTTTTGAGGTGGGGAATGGAGAGCCAATCGTTGGGCTAAAAGCTTTCGGAAAGAGTGCTCTACTAATTTTTAAGAAAAATGCAATTTATACTGTTGTTGGAAACACTGACCTTGATTTTACACTGGGAGAAATAAGAAATGATGAGCAAATAGGGGCCATGTCTGGAAGATGTATCAAGGTTTTGGGAAATTATTGTTATTTTTTGGGGGAATCATCCGTTTATCGAACCGATGGCAATATTATCCAAGATGTAGGCCAAGATTTACAAGGATTTTTTGACAACACGTTCCTTGATTCGACTTATAATATTAGTAAATCAAACCTTGATATTGCCTGCATGGAATATTTTGGGAATAACAACGCTTTATTGTTATTTGTTCCTGCCAGTGGAGAGACTACAAATAATTTATGTTTTTATGCGGACACAAATAGTTTCCAATGGTGCCCACACCCTGGGTTTACAACCCAAGCCGTCGCAACTGTAAGAAACGGAAATGAAACAAGCTGGTTTAGGATTGATGATAATGGTTATATTTTTGAACAAGAAGCTTTAGACGGAGACGGGTCAAATGTCACTTCAACTTCTACCGGCTCAAACACAGATACAACGGTAAACGACACAAACCAAAGCTGGACAACAAATTTATACGCAGGGCTTAGGTTTACTTGCCTTTCAGGAACTGGGGCAGGACAGGAAAGTATTATTGTTTCAAATACAGCAACACAGCTTGTTTTATCTCCAGCCCTTGATGTTACCCTTGATAGTACTTCTGTATATACAATCGGAGGCCCACCTTTTCATTATCAACATAGTTACGATGATTATGGGGATAGGGGAGAATATAAAAGACTTATCTGGATTCGCCCTATTTTTGAATCAACAGGAGATTATTCTGTAAACATTTATCACGCCTACGATGGAACCCAAGGCGATTTAGATAATTTTACGATTGATGTTTCATCGTTGTCTCTTTTTGACGTTTCTCTGTTTGATGTCGCAACATGGGATGGGTCAAAAATTTCTCAAGATAAATATAGGTGCCCATCTGGGAGAATACACATGTTGCACTCTTACAAAATTGAAAACAACGCGGCTGGGCAACCTATTATTTACAACGGGGCCATAAAAGAATTTCAGATTAAAGGGTCAAGAAAAAGGAAAATAACGATATGAAGATTTCACCTTTAATTGTGAGAGACCCAGTGAATGCTTTTCAGCTCAACCCGCAGTTGGATGAAGTACAAAGACTTTTATCAGCTTTGCCCATTTTTTGGGGGAATGGTTCCCCAGAAGGCCAAGTGAAAGCAAATATTGGGAGTCTTTATTTAAGGTTGGACGGGGGAACAGCGACAACTTTGTATGTAAAAGAAAGCACAAATGGGCGTTCTACAGGGTGGGTTGCAAAATAACAAAATTGAGGGGTTTTTATGAATTATGTCTTTATCAGTAACTTATACAGAATCACCAAATACAGTTATTCGTTCGGCTCGATGGAATAGAAACTTTGATGACGTTGAAGATTGGGCGAATGCGCATGAGATTGATGCGAGTGGGGTGCATGGTGTTACAGGAAATATCGTCGGGACGACTGACACTCAAACTTTATCCAATAAAATTTTTGATCTCACTGATGTTAAAATTTACGGAGGTTATGACTTAAAACTTTATTCTGATTCTGGGACTACGCTGAAGGCAAGCATTGATGGGGCTACAGGAAACACTAGTTTAGAAGGGACTTTGGGAGTTACAGGCGCAACAACTCTTTCAAGCACGCTTGGAGTTACAGGCACAACAAGCATCACTGGTAATACAGGTATCGGGGCCTCGGCACCTTTGACACGGCTTGGGGGGGTTTTAACCGCGACTGTTTTGACTGTACATAAAGAAGGAGTCGCCGGAGGGACTGGGTCTATTCTTCAGCTTGGCACAAGCGATACTTCTTCAAGTATAACGCTTGGAGGCGTTGATTATTATTGCAATGGGGTTTCTGGCGAAAAAAGAGTCGGGTTTGTTTCTTGTTCAAAAATTGATGCGTCTACAACAACCACAAGTGGTCAGATTAATATAGGCACATTAAATTCGGGTACATTACTTACAAAAATGGTAATTGGTTCGACTGGGAATGTTGGGATTATCTCAGGGCAAGAGTTTCTATTTGATGGAACCGCATTAACTGGGGACACCTCAATTCGTGAGTCTGCGGCGAATGTGTTGACGATAAAAACAGGTGGAACGGATAGAGTGTCAATCGGTTCCACCGGAGCCGTTGGGATAATTTCAGGGCAGAAATTCTTATTTGATGGGGTTGCATTAACTGGGAATACCTCAATCCGCGAGTCTGCGGCGGATGTGATGACATTTGAAACGGGAGGAAGTGATCGCCTTTCTATTGGCTCTAATGGAGATTGTAATTTTGACTCAGGGACATTTTACGTTGATGCTGCAAATAATAGAACTTATTGGGGAGAGACAAGTTTAGCTTCTGGGACTTTCACGCTGACTGCGCCTGCTAGACAAATAATTACTAGTTCCAGTCAAACTGACTCAAGAATTTCAACGGCTTCCGGTGCGACTGGCGTTCAAGATGAAGTTTGTCATAATTCTGCTTCACCATCTGTGTCTGATATTATTTACTCAGAACATTATACAGGGAATAATAGTGTAGGCGCCCATCAAATCTATTCTAGGATTTTTCATACCATAGAAGATCCAACAAATGGAACGGAAGATGTTAGTATAACATTTCAAGGTGTGCATGGCGGCACACTTGCTAATGCTTTTAAAATAAACCCTACAGAACTGACATATTCAAGAGATATACTCCCTTCAACAGATCATGCTTTTGATATTGGCTCAGGTTCTTTTTCCAGTGTCGATTTATATAATCAAAATGCCTTAACACTTACTTCAGATGAGAGGTTGAAGCACTTAATAGAAGATTCCGATCTTGGTCTTGATTTTATTAATTCCATTCAACCCGTTAAATTTAAATGGAAGAATAGTGATAAAAAATTGATTATTCATAAAAAAGTTAAAACAAGAGATGGAGAAGACAAAATTATAAAAAGTATTCAACGTGTAAAAAAAACAGATGACGAAAAAAGGTTCCATTATGGGATGATAAGTCAACAAGTCCAGAAAGTTTTAAATGGTAAGGATTTTGCAGGGTTTTGTTATGATAAGGAAGCAGATAAGTACATGCTTAGATATGAAGAATTCATTGCCCCCATAATAAAAGCAATTCAAGAATTATCAAATTTAATAAAAAAATAAACTAATTAAAAAGGTCTTTGTATTTTAAGACAAACCAATTTTTAAAGTGTTTATAAAAAAGAAAATCTGAAAATCCATATTCAGTAGAATAAGTTGAGCAAGTTCCTCGGGCACTCATTAAAAAATACTCTGTTGGGTCATGATCTATATGTCCTAAAGCATGGCCAAGCTCATGAGATAAAGCACAAACTCTCCGACTAAAATCTAGCCCGTTAAGAAACTCAATCTCAACAGGCAAGCCAGATTCAATATAAGCTTTCCCCTCAACCGAGCTTGGTAATTCATCAACCCTATAAACTATAATATCTGAATACTGGCTTTCATCAATTAAAATCAAAATTGTTTTCTCCAGTTGAGAATTATGTAAAGATATAGAAGCTCTTAAAGCTTCTATATCTTCTTCATTTAAAGTCGCATCTGCGTAAATTTTTAAAGGAAAATTTTCTTTATTCCAAGAAACTGTTTCGACAGCGCAGCTAGAATAAAAAAGAAATAAAAATAATAAAAATATTTTCATTTTCAGGTTATCCTTTTTTCTGATAAACAATTCGAGTTGAAAGCTCTGCCCCATTCGGTCTTTTCATGTACATTTTGCCGCTTGAAAATCTTACCCAAACAGGGGCCCCGACAGCGAAATCGGCCCCTGGGTTTGCTTGGAAGATATTTCTTTTATTGTATTGGCCCACGTAGGTCATTCCGTTTGATTTAACCATGTAATAAAAAGACAAGACTCTTTTATTTTTAAATCTTGTAAAAATATTTCCGTCATACACAGTGGAAGTCGCCCCACCAGTATAAACTTGTTCATCCATTCTCATGTCAATGAGAACTGCTTTTTGGTAGTAGGTATTTGTTTTAGAAAATGCTGCAATAGGAAAAAGCAAGACGATAGTAATAAGCCATATTTTTTTCATAAATTCCCCCTTTTTATGAGTTTAAAGTTAATAAAGCTGGCCTAAAACAAGGCAGGCGACAAAATCAAGCAAATTCCGTTCAAATACCCCCCATGATTTTCAATAAAGACAGTTGATTTTTATGTCAGATTATGAGGGAATTGTTTTTTGAGGGGTAAAGCAATTAAAAATTGAAACACTATCCCCTTGTCAAATTAAGATTTTTTGAACCTGCAGACCATGTTCTTTTAGAGAAATGGTTTTTCCAGCCTGAAAACGCGCCTTTCCTGCGTCATTTTAATCATTTCCCAACCAAACAAGATTTCATGAACTACCCGCAGTGGTCTCAGAACGTTATATTTATGGCCATGAATGAACTGGGCCAAACTATTGGGATGAGTACCATCTATGGGTGGGATGCGAGAGGGCAGACTTTCAAGGTAGGAACCATTTTAGATTCAGATTTTAAGACAAAAAATTATGGCCATGCTGTGACGGCAGAAGTGATTACCTTTCTAATAAAAAATTTTTCAGCACGAAAAGTTATCGTTGAATTTGTTGACGAGTTCTTGATTGAGCCCTTTAAAAAGGTAGGTTTTGAACTTGAGGGACGTTTCAAGAATGAGTGCAAAATTGCCGATAAGTATGTTGATGAAATACGGATGGCCGTATTTGATCATGTATGGCTTAAAAAACAAGAGGAGTTAAAAAATGTCACAGACACCTAACCCGATGCAGAGAAAGTCAGTTTTACCCGAATTTTTAAAAAACATGTTTGGAGGGCAGGGCCAGCAAGATGGGCCCATGACCCCGCAGACATCCCCTAATCTTGGGATGGGGGCT